CCAGACGAAGCGCCAAAGGATGTACCGGTCGACACGAACCCCGATGTCGTTCCGATCAAACCCAAGCGGGTCGCGACGAAGACCGAAGGCCAAGAGCCCAAACGGCTGAGCGCGTTGGCTGCCGCCCACAAGGTACTGTGCGAGGCGACCGAACCCTTGAGCGTTCAACAGATGATCGAAGCGATGACTTCCAAGGGATATTGGACCAGCCCAGGTGGTAAGACCCCACATGCAACTCTCTACAGCGCGATCCTTCGAGAGCTTGCCAAAGGGGAGGCTTCGCGATTCGCAAAGACCGAACGGGGCCGATTCGTAGCCGCCACCGCAACCGCGGAGGCAGCCCAGTGAGTTCCGATCCGAACTACCGAGTCGCAGATGCGATGCGAACCGTCGCGCTGCGACTCGAAGAGGCCTTTGAGTCCGGCGAGGCGACTCGAATCGACGCCGGCCAACTCGCTGAGATCCTGCTCTCGATTGCCGGCGAGCTTGATCCTCCATTACCCAAACGCGAGCAACCCATTCCCGATACGGAGCGCTGAGATGCACATCGGAGAAATCCATTTGGTCATGGACCTGGCTGATGGCCAACGGGCTTATCCCGAACCCGACCATGCGTACCAACTCCAATCGCAAGACGATCCATCGCTGGACACCACCGTCGAGTACGTCGAGCGCCGTGGGGATCGATTGATCGCGCGAGGGCACAACGGACATGACTACGCGGTCTCGGGTTTCGACCGTTACGAGCTCAAGACAATTCGGAAATGGTTGTATCGCTAGCTTGGGCTGCTTTCGCGACAACGCCCCACATTTGCGATGTGTGGGTGATTTCCCGCTGGGTGGCGTCATTCCCACAAGGTTCGAAGCAACGCGAACGGTGCTAGACCGTGGCGTTTGTGGGGCGCGAAAAGACTTTCCAGAATTCCAGAACATTACTTCCGAGATTGGCTTGATGTGATCGCAACCGCATGCGAACTGTGTGTGAACGCCCAAAGAAAACAGGTTTCCAACAACGGAGCAACGATGATGAATGCAACGACCACCAACCCCACCGCCAAAGCGATTCAAGAGCAACTTCAACGCCTCGAGTGGATGATTCCAGACGCCAAGCAGCGATTGGCCAAGGCCGCCCAACAAATGCTCTGGCGAGCTCAAAGGGCCGTAGAAGATGCAACCGCAATGCTCAACGACCAACCCTGCAGCTTGAGTTGGACCGATTTCGCGGATGGCGACCTCCGAGAGGCCAAAGAAGCCAAGATGGAACTCAACAAGCTTTACGAACAACAGAAGATGCTGCAGTACCTGCTCAAGAATCAGTAATAACCACCAACCATGACACCCGCCACTAGGAACTCGCAGATGACCAACAACGACAACAAGACCAACGAAAAGATCCTTCGCGACGCCTTCCGCACAATGGACCCACACCAAGCCCAAGAGATTCGCGAGGCCTACTACAAGGCAGCTGAAGGGATCCACGCTCTGGCCGAACTCCTCGAAATCGCCGATGCACAACAACCGCAAACCGCCGGCCCGTTGTTGACAGAACACTTCTACGCGATTGAAGCGATCGAAGCGATGAAGAAAAGTCTTCTTGGAAGGATTCTCTAGACCAAAGGAAGCCCTGCGATGTTCCCTGCACCCACGATCGGAGATCGTATCCGATTGATCTCGATGCCCGAGGATCCAGATCCGATTCCAGTCGGATCGATTGGGACGGTACGGGCGATCCACTTGCACAAGGACTGGACACAGGTCGAGGTCGATTGGGATAACGGCCGGCGGTTGATGCTCACTTTGCCGGACGACTGCATTGAGATCATTGGTTCTCAAACCAACCACCCTTAGGAATTCAAAACCATGGCAACCCGCGCAACAGTCGCATTCACCCAAGATGATGGGAGTTTTAAGGCGACCTACCTGCACTACGATGGCTACCCGGAACATGCTGGGGTGATTCTCAATCAACGGTACAACTCCATCGAAACGGTTTCGGCTCTGATCACCGGGGGGGAACTACGATGTTTGACATCGGGCGATGGGGCGCCTGAGTACTTCCCTCGGTCTCGTCCCCCAATACACATTCACGACCGCGGGTCTCTCTTGGCGTTCGCACGCAAGTGCGATGCGAACTACCTCTACGTCTTCGAAAACGGCCAGTGGCAATGCCACAAGATGTGACGCTACTTAGCGTCGGCCGCCCGCATCGGAATGGGTGATGTTCCCGACCGCTCGAGCACTGCCGGCTTGCCCGTGAACCGTTGGTATCGATCGACGATGACGTCGGCATACAGCGGATCAAGCTCCATGAGGAATGCATGCCGACCCGTTTGTTCGGCTGCGATCAACGTCGAGCCGCTACCGCCGAACAGATCGAGTACGTTCTCTCCTGGTCGCGACGAGTACTGCATCGCACGGACCGCAAGCTCGACGGGCTTCTCGGTCAGATGGACCATCGACTGCGGGTTCACCTTTTTGATCTGCCATAGATCGGTTGCGTTGTTGGGCCCGAGGTAAACGTGGGCAGCCCCTTCCAACCACCCGTAAAAACACCACTCGTGCGCGCCCATGTAGTCCTTGCGGGTAAGCACCGGATGCATCTTGTCCCAGATGATTGCCTGACTGAAATACAAACCGTGCTTCTTGAGAAACGGCGGATAGTTGCCGCAGTTGGCATACCCACCCCAGATGTAAAAGCCACGACCTAGGTCGAGTACCCTCGCGATATTCCCAAACCACGCATCGAGCAATCGATCGAACTCCTCGTCCGTAACAAAGTCGTTCGCCAGAGGACGATCCTTGGCCCGGAGCTTCTTGTGGGTCGGAGGATGCTTGGGTTTTCCGGTTTCGTGATCGATCCCGAACGAAGCTGCGTTCCCTTGGCCACCCTTTAGCTTCTGCGATGCGCTGTCGTTGGAGAACGAGGACAGGCCGGCAGCGATCGCGTTGTTGCTGCGTGGCTCGACCTTCACGTTGTAGGGCGGGTCGGTATTGACCAGCTGGATCGTCTGACCACCAAGGAGTCGATCGAGGTCCTCGGGCTTAGAAGAGTCTCCACAGAGCAAACGGTGATTCCCTAAGATCCAGAGATCGCCAGGTTGGGTCACAGCAGCATCGGGAGGTGCCGGCACATCATCGGGATCGGTAAGCCCCTCTTCGACGTCGGTCTTGAGCAGCTTGAGCAGCTCATCGGAATCGAATCCCAAGAGCGAGAGATCGAAGCCATTGGTTTGCAGGTCGCCCAGTTCGATGGGGAGCAAATCGTAGTTCCAATCGGCAAGTTGGGCCGTCTTGTTGTCGGCAATGCGATACGCCTTGATCTGCTCGGGGGTGAGGTCTTTGGCAACGTGGACAGGGAGTTTTTCCAGCCCCAGTTTTTGAGCTGCTTTGAAGCGGGTGTGTCCGCAGATGATTACCCCTTCGGTGTCAACGACGATCGCTTGGCGCATGCCAAACTCACGGATCGACGCAGCGACGGCATCGACGGCGTCATCGTTGATGCGGGGATTGTTCGGGTAGGGACGAATGCGATCGAGGGACCAAACTTCGATTTTCATCGAACGACCTTTCCAGGGGAGAAATGAAACGGAAAGGGTTCTGTCGATGTGTGTTTGGCTGGGTGGTTGGTTTTGGTTGTGTTGGATCGCTGGGTGGGTTGGTTGCGCGGTAACAAAGTTTCCCACGCACAAAACAAACTCTCTCTAACTTGGTGACCGTTCCCACGCCCCTAAAACGCTGGAAAATCGCAGGTAGGACCCATGCCAGAGATCGTCTTGAGTGCCAGTTTGGCACTCGTCGCGTGAGGCCCACAAAAGGCCCACACACGCGAGTTGTTCCATTGTTGGCCTCCGACTGCAATCACGCAAGTGCGTCGCGTTGTTTGGGGCAGGTTTTGCGTTTGTGTGGGCGTTTGCGTGGTGGGCTCGTTGGTGATGGTTTGATGCAATCAACATGGATCATCATGTTGTCGATAATTCCCTTCATTCCCTTTTTGCCTATTTCACCCCGGGGGGCGCGTGCGCACACACATGCCCTCGCGTACGCGTGTGCACGCGTGTGTGTATATAGGTGTAAAAAGAGAGAGATGTGTTATTAACATATATATCGCGTGACCCAGGTGAAAGAATAAGTAAGTCCGACCAATGGATTCGTTGGTGTTTTTGATTGTTGATTTTCCTCTTTCACCGCAAACGGGTCGTTTGCGAGGACAAACATCTTTCCATGACACGGGTAGAAAACAGGGGCTTCGTTCAGCCCTAAAAGCAACGCGGCGCGTATCGCTATTGCGAGTGAATGCTTGCTCATGCCCTTCGACGCTTCGTGAACGTCGTTGGATCGCGATGTTTCGCACCGAGTCAAGCCTCGGGGACCAGGATGATGGACACTTGAATTGCTACCACAGCTACGAGTGCTCGCCAGCGCCGGATATCTCGATACGCAGTCGAGCGATCTCCAGTGCGTCGCCGAACATCGCTACTCGACGTACGTCGAGTAGCAGCGCTCACTCATCGGCAATGCCGTTACGTTGCATTCAATCCATCTTTGGGCGCCGCTCCCCAGAATTGGCGCGGCTTTCCACTTTCCAGGATGAGGCACAAATCAACGGATCTCACATTCCGCTTGACCTGCCTGATGGGGTACAACTGAGTCCTCGTTTACAGGCGCAAGCGCCTGAGAATTACCAGTTCGTGGCTTAGGGACTTGCCCGTTCTCGAAACAAATCAACACAGCGATTTCTTCCGATGCCAAGTTCGCAAGACCGCATCTTGATTACAGCTCTGGGCTTCGGTGCAAGTTGGAACGGCGATGCCGCATCGACACCTTGGAGTGTTTTCATCACACCCAACGGCCTGCCGATATTGGACGGCGGAGAGTATCCGAGCGAATGCAATAGCTCTCAACTCGTACTTTCCGACCTGCGAATGGAACATGCGCTCATACTCTCAGATCGACTTGCCGCGATACTAACGGAACTGGGCCACGTGTGCGTGACAGAGACCATTGGAGACGCGTAGAATGGTATAGTCGAAGACGCAGACTACCAACATGCTGCGAGGAAAGCCACGAACCAACGATTGCACCCAAGCGGCGATCAGGTGCACTGACAAATCAACGATTTCTCCCGCCGCTGGGTGAATCGAAACGTACCCGACCAATTCGTTCTGCGACTCAGGATCAACATATGAGTGGAATAGACGATCGCCTTGACAAACAACTTGATGCCGCCCGACAAAAACTCAAAGCGGTCGACGATGATTTTGGTCAATTGCATGAACCGTATCGAACGTTGATTCTCGTGGAATCGGCGCAAGGAGTGATCGACAATGGCGGTCTTATTTACTTCTTTGAAATGGACTGGCCTGGTTGTCCACCCTACAGCATCTTCTCGGATGCCTACCGAAGAATTGGGTTAAACGAGGCAGCAGAAGACCTCGATAACGCAGTCGAGTCTTTTGGTTTTGAGTATCCAGAACGATTCCGCGAACGGCGACAGGATTTTATGGACAAACAATTCGGAACCGAAGATGATGATGGCGAAGAGATCGAAGGGCTTTGGGAGGTCAAGTGGACTGACCGAATATGTGGAAATGATTCGGTATGGCGATTGCTATCCGAATGGGCCAGCAAAAATGGAGCCGACTTCGGGTAACCATCGCATGCAACGGAGCCGGCGGTCGGGTCGGTTTTGAAATCAACACATTACGCGTGGGCCCGCTGATGCGGGTCGTTATCCAACTACCGATTCTCTTTGGCTACATAGACCTGATAAGCCTATACAGTCGCTGTGGTCGCCCAGATGTTGCGACGATCGAGGTGGCAATGTCGCCTTGCTGCTCAAGTGTGGCGATCATTTCCTGAAAAGACTTTGCATCCATTTTCATTCGCTTCAGCAGGATACTGTGCGGCAGTTGCCGTTCTGGTATTTCTTGCAGCTTTCGTATCAACCGTAGGCAGTCGGCATGGTACGGATTCTCGGCCACGTGGCTGCCAGCCATAAAGAGCATGCGCCGCGTTTGATGCATGATGAGGGTTGACGCCCAATTGGCCGCATCGGTGCCGATAGTCGGATTGATGTGGTTTTCGCTGATAGCATACAGAAGTGCCAACTTGCGTGTTTGTTCGTTGACTCGCCCCCAAACTGTCGTCCCAACCGAATCATTCTGTTCCTCTGCTTTGCGATACTCGGCCTCAGCTTCGAGTCGATTATCCGCGAGGAGGGAGATCGCGTCGGGGGACTGCGGCACGACATTCGGGATCGGATGCCATGACTGGAGATTCCCATTGCCTGGCATCAAGTCCTTCCACCATTTCGCGGTGGCGATGACTCGCTCAGGTATCTCCATGACTTTAGCATCCTGGCCGGCCCCACGCGCGCCGCACTCAAGGATGATCATCCGAGCAAAAAAGCCGTTCGTTAGCATGCGTTCCGAGAGTGCCTCGTAGTAGTGATTTGGGATCGCGGTACCGAAGACGACCAGACACGGCTGATCGATCGCTCCCGGTGATTCCTTGCCAGCTTTGCGTCGCATTGGATAGACGGAATTGGCCGACGAATACATGGTGAGCAATGTTGACATGAGGTTTTCATGTCGACCGTCCTTGGATTTGCTCATCGATTGGAGCATCCCATCGATTTCGTCCGTTTGAAACAGCATGCTGGGCGAGAGATACAAAGCATCTTGGATCCCTTCGCCGCTGGAGAATCGTTCACCCAAACATCCTGCGGCGCCGATCTCGAACAGGATGCGAGTGTTGAGCTTTCTCGGCCAGTCCTTGCCGGCAGAAGAGTGCGCCAACCCGAGCAAATAGAGATTCGTGCGGTTGTCACCCGGGTCACGAACCTTTCGGCCGGCCAGGAAGGCCTGCAGTGCAACGGCACCACAAAAAGCCATGACATGGTTCGGGTACGGCGCAGTTGCCAAGCATAGATCCATAACCTCGGAGACAAACCCTGGAATTCGCAGCATCTCCAATGGCACTGGTCCAGGATCGACGATTCCATTTTTGGTCGTCGCCTCGCTAGTAAACTCAGTTGCACCTTGAAACCGAAGTGTGGTGGTATCCATCGGATCACCACCATAGCCTTGCTGTCGAAGCATGCGAGCCGCCATTTCGAAATCACCACCGTGTTCGAGCCATGCGTAAACAGCGAACGGTCCATAGGCTCGGTTCGGTTCGAAGGGGGCAGCGTTGCCACTGAAGACGTAGAACGACTTGTCCTTGAGTGACGCCGACCAACCATGGGATTTTCCAGGTCGTCGCCAGAGTTCATTCTCGCCGGCCTTCACGAGCGCCCAGCCATGTTTGATCAACAGAGACCGGACGTCCCCTCGATTGTTGAAGTCATCGCCAGGACGATTCTCGGGTACGAACTGGGAATCGACGGGGACCTCCGCTGCGGGCAGATGCTCATTGAGTGCCCAGGCAGCTTCTAAGAGTTGCTCGCGCTGCTGCGAGGATAATTCGGGAATCTCCGTCAGCGATCCTTGGATGATTGAGTAGCCGAACGTCGGAGCGCAGAGAAACAGCCCTCCCTCGCCTCGCGTCTCGATGAGTGTTACGAGAGAGCCGTCACGGTACCCCATCGCAAGTTTCATGTTTCCGTTGATTGGTTCCGTGCACCGATAGATCACGTGCTTCCCGCCTGATTGACTCGTTTCAATGACCAACCTAGCCAAGAGATCGGGTGGGATCATCGCCGACCATGCATCGAAGCGATCGCCACCTCGATCGAAGTCGAGCATCTCGAGGTTGCCGCTGACTTGGCCGGTCACAACGCAGATCGCATCATGCGGATTCGAGAACCAATCCAGCAACTGCCGCTCGCTTGGAATGTTGGTCTGATAGTTCTTCCAACCAGACAGTGCTGGACGTTTTTGTAGCCGAACGGCCGGCAAGGCAGAAAGACCACATTCGCGGTATGCCAAGGCGGATTGCAGCAAAGTATCGGAGTCAGTGGGGTGATTCAAAATGGGGTCTCCTCCTCCGTGAGTTCATCGATCATGGAATGTGCCTCGAGTGGCTCTGGCATTGGCCCTAGCTCGTAGTCAACGATCCGGTCGAATTCTTCGCCTGAAACGCTTCGGACCGTGATCGCCAAGGTTGGAGCTACAGCTCCCCCTTCGATCTGCATGAGGGCTTCGTCGGTTGTCTTTGGAACAGGATCAGGGGATCGCTGCTTCCACCAGGCGACGGCGCGCTGCCGCGCGTACCCAGAATGCTCAAAACAGATCCATTCGGATTTGTGCGATCGCCAGCCGATCATGTAGTCGACTCGCATCGAACGAGGTGCGTCTTCACTGGCTCCACGTTTGAGATGGCTGTAGTAATGCGTATCGGTCACTTCGTAGCGGGTCGTGGTGACTTGTCCCGACAAGATCGCAGCTTCCGACGCTTTGGCTTCGTGGCTCTGTTTTTCGGGTGGAGGAAAAGTGAATCCACATTCCGGACAATTCGTGTACCCCATCGCGATGAGTGCGTTGCACTTCGGACATTGCTTGGCCGGTGCTTCGCCAGTCGATTGGCTTCCTGCAGGCTTGATCCGCAAGCAATCAACAGGTCCATGCCTTAGGACATTACCACCGAAATCGAGGACCAGGCAGTTCTGTTTGCTTGGGTGAAGCCTGAAGCCGCGACCGACAGCCTGATAGAACAGACCAGGGGATGACGTCGGCCGGACCAACGCCACACAGTCGATGTTGGGTGCATCGAAACCTGTGGTAAGGACGTTGACGTTGCATAGGTATTTGAGTTGGCCGCTACGGAAGCGAGAGAGCAATCGCTCCCGATCCAACGAAAACGTTTCTCCAGTGACGAATCCGCACTCGATACCATGCTTATCTCGGAGCGTATCGACGATGTGGTTGCCGTGCCGAACGCCGCTCGAAAAGATCAGCACCGCATTGCGGTCCGTTGTCTGCTCGACGATCTCGCGACAAACCGATTCGACCAAGGACTCGCTGTCCATGAGGGCCTCGACCTCGTCGGCGACGAATTCACCGCCACGGATGTGGAGCGAACCGAAGTCGATTTGCTCCTTGCCAGACTTGGAGACCAGCGGGCAGAGGAATCCATCGCGGATCAGTTCCTTGATTCCCACCTCATAACAGATCGTGTTGAGGATGTTTTCGGGGGCGCAGATTGGTCCGTCCTTGAGTCGAAACGGGGTGGCCGTAAATCCGACGATCCGCAGATGAGGGTTGACCTTCTTGGCATCAGCGAGGAACTGCTGGTACATCCCCTCACCATCGGGACTAATAAGATGGGCTTCATCCACAATGATCAGATCAAAGCGATCCAACTCGCAGGCGCGACGAAACACCGATTGGATGCCAGCGACGATGACCGGATTGTCGGTGTCTCGTCGTTTGAGGCCGGCCGAATAGATACCAAAGTTCACTTGTGGACAGACTGCCGTTAGCTTGTCGGCTGTCTGTTGCAGCAGTTCTTTGACATGCGCCAGAACCAGGACGCGACCATTCCACAGCGTGACAGCATCCTTGCAGATCGTAGCCAGACAGGGGGTCTTCCCGCCCGCTGTTGGAATAACCACACAGGGATTGTCATCGCGATCGCGTAGATGGTTGTAGACTGCATCCACGGCCGCCTGTTGGTAGGGGCGAAGCAACATGGTCTCAACCCCAGTCAAGCATTGAGAAGCCATCTTCCAAACGCGCTTCGTAGGTTCGTTCGGGTTCATCGATCAGAACACGGTCCAGATCAATACCCACACGTTTTCTATGTCGCAGCGGTTCAACGCGAAGCAGCTTACCGCATGCGGGACATTCCTCTTTCCCGTTTTTGACAAGGACACCGCAGTCGCGGCAACAGTAATCCTCAAGACTCTCTGTCACGATTTACTCTTCCATGCATTTCGAGATGCGTACAAAAACCATGCCGCCAGGGATCGGTTCGCGTTTCCATGTGTCGAGGTGGATGATTTGGCTGTCGTCGTGGTACGCACCACCTTGCCGAAGGGCATCGAGCAAAGCCTTCTGTGAGTTGTCCACATCCCGGCGTCTGCGATCCGGGGGATAGAGTTCGATGAAGACTTCCAAGTCACCATCGAGTGGGCGAACGCCGCGATCCGAGAGGATCGACACAACCTGTTGTCGGAAGAGTCGCCCCCCGCGGCTTATCAGCGTCCGTGCTCCCACCCGCCGCCAGTAATGGTTCACTGACGGCGGGAACGGCAGTTCGAGTTCGATCACGCGGGACGTCTCCACGGAGGCGTCGTGTGGTTCGCTTGCTGCGGCTGCGAGTTCGCGGCAGCAGGTTTCGCGTATCCCTTGATCTCATTGGTGATGTCCCCCGTGTCCTCGCGCTTGCGACACTTGACCGTGATCACCAGCGGCAAGTTGTGCAGTTCGACCGAGTCACCCGGAGTCAGTACTCCGACTGCACGACAGATGGCCGACAGCTCCGCTTGTGCGATCTGGACTGCGGTCGCATTGGCGTTATGGAGGTTCAGTCGGGACCAAAGGAATCGACCTTTGTATTCCCCTTCGATGATTTGAAAGGTCAGCTGCAGGTAGCTGCCCGAGCCAGACTTGGTCGGCTTGAGTTCCGACTCCGTGATCACTGCCAGGTATTTGCCTGCCGGGATCGGTTCGAAATCCGAGGTAGGTTCCACTTGATTCGCATTGAAGTTGTTGAGATTAGCCAAGGTTCGTTACTCCTTCAGGTACAGAAACAGGGTTGGACAGTTCGCTTGCAGAGCCGAGGATGCCGCCAACAATCGCATCCCAAGCCAAGGGAATTTCAGGTTTGAGCCGGTACCGGTTTTTGGCCACGCACGATGGGCCGCCTACCGTTTTGAGAATGCGTTCACCACCGGCAGCGCCGATCGGAGCCGCGATCGCTCGCTGGCGACCAAAGCCGCTCTCTTCGGTACGGGTGGTGAATCGCTTGGTGGCAAACAGGACCGCATCGCACCATTCGGTGATGATGGCACCGGCGTGTTTGTGCAGCCGAGGTGAATAGCGGTCGTAGGCCGGCGCTTCGGGATCCTCGAACTTCTCGACCTTGGCATGAGCGATCAGAAAGATCATCATGCCCCGGTCACGATGGAGGTTGCTGAGCTTTTCGATAAGCTTGCGCCAGTAATCCAAGGCGAGGGTGTAGCCCTTGCCATAGCCACCGCCGACCTTCTCGATCGTGGTGGCCGATTCGCGTCGGCACACGGCATCCCAAATCAGTCGCTCGAGCCAATCCAGAGAATCGATCGCGACGGTTTCGTACCCATGCTCCTGGGTTTCGAGCTCCGACAGTGCTGCGTAGACATCCTCAAAGGATCGCGCTAAAGGAAACTTGTCGCACTCGATTTCTCCGAGACCATCTTCGGTCTGGATAAAGATGGGTTTCGGGGTGGTGGCCGCGAGGCTGCTTTTCCCGACCCCTTCGGTACCGTAGACCAAGATGCGCGGTGGCAGGTGGGATCTCCCACGCTGCACTTGCTGTAACAAATTCATGTTCATTTTCCTTACAGAATCGAATAACAGAGAAGTAGGTGAATGAAGGCAGCAAGCAGGTGGGCACAGGGAGTCCCGACGCTCCGTGCCCAGGTCGTCCGTTGACCGGGAGCGACACGCCATCCCACCTGCTCACTGCGCTGGATTAGATGAAGTCAAAGACACGAGGCTCTTCGTAGCCCGTGGGCCATGAGTCATTCGCGATGCAATAATGCAGTCGATCGATGGCTTGCTCGTTTTCCTTTTGGGCGCGATTGAGCACCTCGTCGGCAAGTCGCCACACGCCACAGCGGAAAGGCTCTTTCTTCTCCACTGCGATCAGATAAACCGGAGCGTAGATCCCGAGAACTTTTGACAGGACCGCTCGATAGAACGCCAATTGGTGGGCGTAACCGTAGCGACGCGAGTCGGCTTCGAACCAAGTCAGGTCATCGCAGGTCTTGAGGTCCACGATCCCTTGGACGGGGTCGAGCCAGTCGATCCGAATCTGGCAGGCAATGCCGCAGTACTCGGCACGTGCGACCGCCTCGGGAATTCCGAAACGCAGCAGCTCGATGGCTGTCTCGTGCCTTGAAACGGATTCGTTCATGCACTCGACGGTTTCAAACTGGGAATCGGAGAGAACAGATTTACCGACGGTCTCCGCCCATTCGGACCATGCTTTTGTCGTAGGTCCGAACGGCAGTCCGGTTCGTGGATTGATGGGACCGCCCACGGCAAAGTCTTCTCGAAAGCGCTCCAGGCCTTCGAGGATCAGTACATGAGCTGCGCGACCGACCAGGTACGCGGGTGACTCTTCTTGGGTGTGAAATTGGTTCTTCTTTCGGTAGTAGAGCTGGGGACACTTGCGAAAGTCGGCCAGTTGATGGCTCGACAGATAGTGCTTCGCTTTGGCGTGGTATTCTTCGGCGGACTCATGGATGAGAAGTGACATCGACGATTGGTGCATAGCAAACTCCTGCGTTGTGGATCGTGGAAGCGTTGTGCCTCCATCTAATTGTTTGCCGCTCGACCCTCAACTTCGCGCGCTTCGCTTTCAAGTGACGTGAGTGCCTGACCCTGTAATGGGCGCAACATGTAGTCACATATGGGTTCATGACCCTGTAATGGGTTCAACATGGCCTCACGTATGGTGTCATGAATGGCACACCTGACCCTGTAATGTGCCCCATATGAGTTTCGAGACTCCATGTATGAGCCTAGATACTTGACCCCGTATTCCTCGAACAATGGCCTCGCAATCCAGTCAACCACGCGAGCCGATCGAGGAATCGTCATGAACACGAACCCAAACCATCCACCCACCCAAAAGACCATCACCAAATGGATCGCATCTCGAGCCCGGCGCATGGGCTTTCGAGGGCACGACATCGAAGACATTCAGCAGCAGATCCTAATGGTCTTGATGGACTTCCAATTCGACCCAGAGAAATCCAACGGAGCTTCGAATCGAACAGCCATCACTGCGGTCATCGATCGACAACTGCGATGCATCCGTCGATCCCGCGTGCGCTACAGTGACCGCGTCACGGGAAGCGAGAACATTCCCAACGAAGTGATTGACACGTCCTACGGAATCAACACCGCCAGACACATCAGCATGTCGGAAGATCTCGCGATCGCCCGTTCGCATCTCTCACCGATGGCGCAGCAGATCTGTGATGCCTTGGCGGATGGGCAATCAATCAACGAAATCGCCCAACAGATGGAACTCAGTTGGCACACGATCCGCAAACATGTGGATGCGATTCGCGAGTGTTTCGCATCGCTTGGATTGAGCGACTTAGCCACCTAAACCAACGAAACCAACAACCTTTCGAAAGCCTTCGAAAGGCTGCGAAAAGCGGCTGGACTTTCACCGGTAAGTGAGCCTCCTGTGTGACTCGGACATCTGGAGCTCACGAACCCGACGGATAACGAACACTTGGGTTTTGAGAGAAAGCGAGATGACCAATGGATAGTCACGAAGCGATCGCTCCACTGGCGGTCAACGGCAAGGCGGCAGCGAAGATGCTCGGGATTTCTGAGCGGATGTTTTGGGAGCTTCGCAATCGCGGAGAGATCCCACACATCAAGATCGGACGCCTGACGCGATTTGCAGTCGAGGACCTGAAACGGTTCTTGGAACTCAAACGCTACGAGACAGAAGAGGACGAATCCAACGGGGTCGATGAGCCACCAGATGAGGCATGAAAACTCGTTCCCACACTGGAGAAATATTAGATGGCATCGATCACCAAGGCGAAATCAGGTTATAAACGCGCACTGTTCTATGACGAGGCAGGAACCCGCCGTACCGTTTATCTGGGCCGGGTTTCGGACAAAGAGGCTGACACGATTCGGCGACGCATCGAGGGAATTTTGAGCTCGAAGATCCTTGGAAGCCCAATGGCGCAGGACGATGCGGCCTGGCTCAATAAGTCTCCAGCGCTCCGAGAGAAGCTTGTAGCGGTCGGCTTGGTCGAACCAGAACCAATCTTACCTAAGACCCTCGTACTCACACTGGATGAGTTCCTCGAAGGCTACTTAGAACGACAAGGTAAGACTCGCAAACCTGCGACCGTTTCCGTTTGGAAGCAAGTGGTCGCCAATATGAAGGAACTGATGCCACCTGGGATTCGGGTCAACGAGATCACAGTAGGACACGCGAAGGAGTTTCACGAGAAGCTCAAAGCCAAGGGGATGGCCACGACGACGATCCACAAACGGATCCAGTTCGCGCGCCAGTTCATGCACGACGCGGTCGACTGGAAGATCATCGACGAGAATCCTTTCTGCAAAGTCAAAACGCAGCGGAACACGATGAAGGTCAACGAGTTCGTCCCTCGAGAAGTGGTCGACAAACTCATGAAGAAGGCCGATCCCGTATGGCGAGTGATCCTCGGCCTAAGTCGCTATGGAGGCCTACGCACTCCGTCCGAAACACTTTCCATTCGATGGGACGACATCGATTGGGAGATGAATCGCATGAGCATTCCGGAACCCAAGGTGGCGCACCACCAGGGACGCGGCATTCGCAGTTGCCCGATCTTTCCCGAACTCAGACCGATCCTCGACGAAGCCTTCGAGAGCTTCGGCGAGGAGAGTGAGTATGTGGTGGCCATGCCAGGCTACCGAGCTGCGGCCAACACCGCGATGGGATGGAAGAACTCCAACCTCCGAACCGCATTCATGCGACTGCTGCGCCGGGCCGGTGTACCAGCGTGGTCACGACTCTTTCATTCGATGCGGGCCAGCCGGCAGACGGAGCTGCAACGCGAGTTCCCGATCCATGTCGTCTGCTCGTGGCTTGGTAACTCGCCCCAGGTCGCACAGCAGAGTTACCTGCTGGTGACCGAGGATGACTTTGCGAGGGCGGCTGGGGTGGCGAAGGTTGTGGTGGAAGGGTGAATTGCAAAACAGGAAGTGGGGGGCCTGGGAACAGGCACCAAAGTCCGAATTCGTCGGTTCTAGACGTCAGTATCGAATCAAGAGCGAATGGTCATCCAAAGTGCGGAAGGTTGATTTCTACGTTGGTACAGAACTCCACAAGCCTCATTTTGAGCTCTAGTGATTCGACTGAAAAATCATCGATGATCCAACGCATCACTGACTCATGGTCTCGAAGTTGAACTGGGGCTGTGCTTTTAATTGCATGTGCTTTGGCGTCCTTTGTAAAACGACCATTTGTCACAATTATACCCATATTGAAGCGTTTTCCATTAATTGATCCAATTAGCTCACGAACATCTGATGTTCCAACCTTTCCGTCCTTGGTCTTGCGGTGGCGTACTTGAACAGCACCTACGAATGGAAAAAATGAATTAGTCCAGAAAACGATATCTATTCCTCCGTCTTTCTTGTTTGCGGCACCAATACGGAACGCCTGAGCACCCATTGCAAGGAATCGATCCAGAATCAATTCTTCAAATTCCTCAGCCGACAGCTCAGTGATTTGATCAGGACTCTCGATGAGCCGTGGAATCAATCTTTCACGCACATGCCAACCATTGGCCTGAACAGTGGCAATTGAAGTTGCAATCCCAGGATCTGTCACATTAATGGCAGTACTGTTCATTGGGACGTGATTCTGACAGACTCGCATTGCGGGATCGTCGGAAGTGTTTGTGTACGCAGTCCAAAACATCGAACCTGGTTCAATTGGATTTCGACACAAGCTACACGAAAGGGAGCGATTGCAGATTTGTCGTAATAATCGCAGTGACGGCATATGGACCGCGACCTCTATTCTGCGGCGAGATATTGTGACGCTGGGATTTGATTGGAGGAGCGACATGCATCATCGAGTCGCGGCCAATTGACGTTCCAACAAGATAAAGCACGGAACGCTACTTTGGTACAGGTGATTGTTATGCGAAAGGCCCGGTTTGGCCCCAACGATGCGAATTGGGTGCCAATCCAGATCCTGGTTGGAGTTCAATCTGTGATGGTGGCGGAGTAGTGGTAGTCGTTGTTGTCGTCGTTGCAATGTAAATCGAATCGTCAGGAATACTCGGCCAGAACTTCGGTGGCTTGGATGCAACATACTCATCAGCAGGGATCTGGCGGTGATGTGAGCCAAGTTCCACGTATTGAGACATTTTTTCGTACGCTACAGTCGTGTATCGATTGATGGTTTGGATACCATCATCGAGTTCACCGATGAAGATTACAGCTGCGATCGCTCCGCCGACAATCCGTTTGGCCCATACCCAAAAGCCGTTCATTCGGCCCATGTATTGAAGCGATGCGTTTTCTTGATGCACTTCTTCTGGCGTCGGTAGTGAATCTCTGTAGAGTATCTCAAAATCATTCGCTTCGATCACATCGCGATACTTCTCGAGTATTTGTTGCTTTGTCGGGATGTTCATTAGATATAACCGCCTTATTCCCGCGATGATCAAGGGCGAGGAGTCGAATTGAATCATCTCAAAGCTCGAGGATTGAGCGATTCGTGCACCTAACGCTGGGAATGGCGGTTGCGAAGATTCTCTTGCGACCTCACTTGCACCTAACTGATCCTAAAGCTACTGGTGCTGCTTTGCCGTGTCAAACGCTTCGGTGAAGTACCAACCTTCGCGCCCAAGAGTTCGAATACTACTACCTCTGCTGCGATCCAAGTGTCATCAACGGACATGCAAAAGCCCAGTGTTTTGACGACTCGCGCGACGCGAAAAACGACTCGATTTGGGGTGCGCGACGCGAAAAGCAACGCCGCAGGCGCCATGCACCGAGTTGCATGGGCGCTACAAGACTCCTGGAGAACTCGCGGAAAGTGCGGAATATGCAGGGAAAAGCAGTGTTTTGCAGCGGAGGACATGGGATTCGAACCCACAACCGGTTTCCCGGCGCCTGATTTCGAGTCAGGTTCCTAACCAT